CTATAAAGCCAGAAGTTTCGCATCAGGTAAAAAAGCAGGTGGTAAAGTCATGAAGATGCGTGGTGGTGGATTGGCTACTCAGGGAACTAAGTTTAGCATAAGGTAAATTATGGTAGTCGATAAACGATTAGAGCCTTTCGAGGTTGATATAGAGAAGAACCCCTCTGAAAAAGAGTTAAAAGTTGAAGTGGTAAATCCAGACGCTGTATCGATAGAAACAGAGGATGGTGGTGTTATCGTTGACTTTGAGGGGGATGTCACTGAGGATTTAGTTGGCCCTGATCACAACTCAAACCTAGCAGAGTTTCTGGAAGATGGTGATCTGGAAAAGATGGCTGCTGATCTTATAGATGACTTTGAGAGCGATAGAACATCACGAAACGAATGGTCACGATCCTATATCAAAGGTCTTGACTTGTTAGGCATGAAGATTGAAGAGCGATCTCAGCCGTGGCAAGGAGCGTCAGGTGTATTCCACCCACTCCTAACAGAAGCTGTTGTTCGTTTTCAGGCACAGGCTATGGGTGAGATATTCCCCGCCTCTGGCCCTGTACGCACAAAGATAGTTGGCAAAAACACAAAAGAAAAAACAGCACAGTCGCAACGTGTTGAGCATGAGATGAATTATCTTCTGACAGAAGACATGACGGAGTATCGTGATGAAATGGAGCAAATGCTGTTTCGTCTACCCTTAGCAGGCTCTGCCTTCAAGAAGGTGTATTACGATCCCATCATGGAAAGACCTTGCTCTATGTTTGTCCCTGCGGAGGACTTTGTAGTCTCTTACGGTGCAAGTGATCTTATGTCTTGCCCACGCTATACGCACATCATGAAAAAGACAGAGAACGAAATCAAAGAACTTATGGTGAATGGTTTCTATCGTGACGTTGAACTAACAGACCCACAGCAAGATGAATCAGAAATACAGGAAAAGTATGACGAGATGGATGGTGCTGAACACGTTTACGAAGACGATGAGAGATACACGATCCTTGAGATGCACGTTGATATTGATATGCCAGAGCCTTTTGAGGATAGTGATGGATTAGCAAGACCCTATGTGATTACAATAGATAAGTCATCAAGAGCCATACTATCCATCAGAAAGAACTGGTATGAAAGCAATCCTAAGAAAACTAAGCGTCAGCACTTTATTCACTACAAGTACCTACCAAGCCTTGGCTTCTATGGCACAGGGCTTATACATCTTATTGGTGGGTTGGCTAAATCGGCTACGTCTATACTGCGTCAGCTTATTGATGCAGGTACTCTATCGAACTTACCTGCTGGCCTTAAAGCTCGTGGTTTACGGATTAAAGGGGATGATTCGCCTCTCATGCCTGGTGAGTTCAGGGATGTCGATGTCCCTGGTGGTGCGATACGAGATTCCATTACGTTTATACCTTATAAAGAACCATCCTCAGTATTATACCAGTTGTTGGGAAATATTGTCGAAGAGGGTAGACGAATAGGCTCCGTTGCCGATGTTCAGGTAGGGAATATGAACCCTAATGCTCCAGTGGGTACAACACTAGCCTTGTTGGAGCGATCTATGAAGGTGATGTCTGGGGTGCAAGCACGATTACACGCCTCTTTAAAAAAAGAACTTCGTATATTAGCCAAGTGTATCCATGACTTCATGCCTCCAGATTATGCTTATGAAACAGAGGAGGGTAGCTTCTCACGAACAGAAGACTTTGACGGACGAGTGGATGTTATACCAGTATCTGATCCGAATGCCTCTACAATGGCACAACGTGTAACACAATATCAAGCAGCCCTACAGTTAGCCCAACAAGCACCACAACTATACGACATGGGTAAACTGCATCGACAGATGCTAGAAGTGTTGGGAATAAAGGATGCAGCCGAAATTATTAAACTACCTGATGATATAAAGCCGAATGATCCAGTAACAGAAAACATGGCGATCATGAAGCAAGAACCTGTCAAGGCGTTCAAGTACCAAGACCATGAAGCCCACATTGCTGTACATACTGCTGCTGCTCAAGACCCTAAAATACAGCAAATCATTGGTCAATCGCCATTTGCGTCTGCTATCCAGAATGCCTTGGCAGCCCACATTACTGAACACGTTGCGTTCCAGTATAGAAAAGAGATAGAAAAGCAGTTAGGTGTGGAGATGCCAGACGAAGATAAGCCTTTACCAGAGGATGTAGAGGAAGAATTATCAAAATTAACAGCAGAAGCTGCAGCAAAAGTGTTGAAAAAGGGTCAGGCAGAGATAGCTCAGGCCGAAGCCATGAAAAAACAGCAAGACCCACTGACAATTATACAACAAAGAGAGTTAGCCTTGAAAGAAGCTGAGTTTGAACACAAGAAACAGCTTGATATCGCTAAATTACAGTCTGATGTACAGAAAACCAAGTCAAACGAGAAGATACAGGGTGCTAAGTTAGGTATTCAGGTGGCTACAGAGGCTGATAAAGCTGAGAAAAAGGCTATAAAAGACGGTGTAGACATAGGGCTAAACCTTGCGAGGGATTTAACCTCCGATGAATGACGATTATGGTCTGATTATAAAACGAATCAGAGAGCAAAAGACCCAAATTCAGGAACATTTGTGTATGGGAGGTGCAAAAACCTTCGATGAATACACTGCAATGGTTGGCGAATACAGAGGATTACTCAAAGTAGAGCAAGAAATTTTAGACTTGCAAAAAAAATATATTGAGGATTAAATAATCCCAACGTATTTAAACGCAAGGCAACGGTGAGCCTAAATCACTGCATGAGGTTAAAATGTATCAAGCTGTAAAAAAGGAAGCTGACGATAAAATCGCTTCCAAAATGCCTGAACCAAAAGGCTATAGACTTTTAATATCCCCAGTAGAAGTAGATGAGAAAACCGAAGGTGGTGTGTATATGCCTGACGCTTTACGAGATGCCGAAGGTATAGCATCGATCATAGGTTTTGTTGTGAGTATGGGGCCAGATGCCTATAAGGACGAAGAAAAATTTCCTACAGGGCCGTGGTGTAAAAAAGGTGACTTTGTAATATTTCGATCTTACTCAGGCACTCGATTTAAGATTCACTCACAAGAATTTAGATTAATTAACGATGACACAGTGGAAGCTGTTGTCGAAGACCCAAGAGGATATAAAAGGATATGAACGAAGTAGCAGAAAAAATGGAAGAGCAACCAGATTTAGACTTTGGCGAAGACAAGCAAGTACAGTCTCCTAAATCTAATGATGCACCGTTTGAGGTGGAAATCGTTGACGATAGACCTGAAGAAGACAGGGTTGCAAAGAGAAATGAAACTGTAACTACTAAGGTTGAAGAGGATGACGATGAGGCCAAGAACTATAGCGATAAGGTACAGAAACGCATAAAATCGTTAAAGTATGATTATCACGAGGAGCGTAGAGCCAAAGAAGAAGCCTCTCGTCTACGAGAAGAGGCATTGAATTACGCCAAGAAACTTCAGAAAGAAAATGATGAACTGCGTAAAAGTCTCTCTGATGGTGAGAATGTCCTAATAAATCAAGCCAAAGGCAGAGTAGATGCAGAGCTAGAAAAGGCTAAAAAAGATTATAAAGAGGCTTACGAATCAGGTGATCCAGATAAGTTGGTAGATGCATCATCTGAACTGGCAAGGATACAAAGTGAGAAACAACGTGTTGATAGCTATGTACCACCAAAGCCACAACAACCTAGAAAACAAGAAGCACCAATACCTCAGCAACCCCAGAAACCACAGGTAAGTCAGAGAGCCTTGGACTGGGCAAATGACAACACATGGTTCAACAAAGACAGCAAAATGACTTCGTATGCTTTTGGTGTTCACGAGGAATTGGTGAAAAAAGGTGTTGTCGGAGACAGCGAAGAGTATTATAAAGAGATAGATACGGAGATGCGAAAAGTTTTTCCAGACAAGTTTGACGATGTTATTGAAGATGAGGAAACGCAACAAAGTCAAACTGGCAACGTGGTTGCCCCCACTAAACGGAGTGCAAAAAAACCACGCACAGTGCGACTGACCTCAACCCAAGTGAACCTCGCTAGACGCTTGGGACTCACTAAAGAGCAATATGCAGCGCAACTAATGAAGGATCAATTAAATGGCTGATAGACAACAAAGAGACACTGAAACACGAGAAATGGAGTTTCGCAAAAAGACTTGGGAAAGACCCACGTTGCTACCGATGCCCAATCCTAGACCAGGTATTGAACATCGCTACATACGAACAGCAACTTTAGGTCAATCAGATAACCCAAACGTATCTTCAAGGTTTCGTGAAGGGTGGACACCTATATTAGCCAAAGATTATCCTGAATTAAATCACGTTATGTCTGACATCGATTCTCGTTGGAAAGACAATATTGAAATTGGTGGTCAGCTACTCTGTAGCATAGCAACCGAAAAACTAAATGCTCGTAGGGAAGCCCACAAGGAAATGGCCAATAGGCAAATGGAATCTGTGGACAACTCCTTCTTGCGTAACAATGATCCTCGAATGCCCATTCTGAAACCAGAAAGAAGCACTCGAACAACTTAATGGAGGTAGACATATGTCTAGCATATCTGCTCCTTTTGGATTAAGACCAGTAGGAACTTTAGGTGGTGAATACACTGGTGGTTTTCGTCAGTATCCTATCCTATCATCTCAGTCCACAAGGATTTGTTACGGTGATGTCGTTAAGCTAAATGACGATGGAGCCACAACCACAATAGCCAAAGATACAGGTACAAGTGCGGCAACGCCCATTGGTATCTTTCTTGGTTGTCGTTATATAGATGTAAGCACAAGTCAGCTTACATTTTCACAACAATGGTCAGGTGCAGCTCATACCAGTGGTATGGCTTATGTTGCTGATGATCCAAACATTCTGTTTGCTGTACAGGCAGACGGTGCAGTAACTGATGATGATCTTGGTGCTAACGTAGAGTTAGAGCAAACAGCATCAAGTGCTACGTTTGGTATCTCTCGTGTTAGTATTGATATTAGCACAACAGCAGTTACCGCAGCCTTACCAGTAAGGATTGTTGATTTTCTTGGAGGTCACGATGGTGACGAAAGAGGAACATCATTCCCAATAATGCTTTGTAAGTTCAACACAGGACACCAATTAGGTGTAGGTGTTGTTTCTGGCAACGCACCAGGAGGAGGCTAATCATGGCTGTTATGAGTAGAGCAAATCTCTTAAAAGAGTTACTCCCAGGTTTAAACGCATTGTTTGGACTAGAGTATGACGGTTATGAGAATGAACACGCTGATATTTACGAAACCGAAAACTCCGACAGAAGTTTTGAGGAAGAAGTAAAGCTAAGTGGGTTCGGTGCAGCCCCTGTTAAACAGGAAGGTGCATCCATCTCTTACGATGTAGCACA